GCGAGCAAAAACTGTTGTGCTTAGCCGAACCTGGTTTGTATTTCTTTCTTGGCCGCAGTGATAAACCAAAGGCCCTGCCATTCCAGAAGTGGTTAGCTGGCGAAGTCCTTCCCTCGATCCGCAAGACGGGGAGCTATGTAAGCAATGACACCGTGAGCTTGACCACTGCCCATCGCTGCGGTACCGTCCTCGGTAAGGAGCGTAACAACTCCGGAATCAGCGGTACCCGCATCCGAAACCCATGCGGTTTTTTTACGCCTGCACGTTTTTACGTCGGGAGGGCGGCAGCGATACAACACCCTGCAAAGGGGAAAGCTGCCCGCCGTCTGATTCCGGTTGTTAACCTCCCGACACCTACGGGTGCGGCGCGTAACAACGTCTCCCCGTGGTCATCCCATGAATCAGGAGACGTTTTATGACGCAGTTACCCTCTGCCGTGTGTTTTTCCGGCCAATCCCTTTCCATTATCGACCGTGACGGTACGCCGTACCTGAGCGCACGCGAGTTAGCCCGGGCTTTGGGCTACGCCGATGAACGATCCGTATTGCGCATCTATGCACGTCGTGCGGATGAGTTCACCGAACAAATGACCTGCGTGGTCAAATTGACCCCTCAGGGTGAGCAGGCCCGTGATATCCGTATTTTCAGCCCCCGTGGCTGTCACTTGGTGGCGATGTTTGCCCGTACTTCAGTAGCCGCCGCGTTTCGCCGCTGGGTGCTGGATGTGTTGGAAGTCCTGCCCTCGATCCGCAAGACAGGCGAGTACACGGTTAATCCCGATCTGGAATACGACCAGATGCGCAGCTACTCCAAAGACCGTAAGCAAATGGAGGAGTTAAACACCGCTCATAGCCGTTGGATTAGCGATGTCAGAAGGCTACTTGAGTCCGCAGGAATAAAAGAGCCTGAATTTCCAAAAGGGTTGGAAGATAGTAAAGCCATTGCCACATCGGCACTCGTCGAACTACTGAGATGGCATCGCTGGGTACTGGATTTCGGTCCTGACTTCAGGCTACGGCTGACACCCGTCACGCTGCATACCAATTTTCTTACTAGCGACGAAGTGGCGGATTGGGTCAGACACCCAACGTTTCCAAGCAAGCATCTACCAGATATCGCAAAAGCCGCGATTGAGCGCATGAGTAAAGCGTTCTCAGAAAAAGCCCTCGGCCCACACCTGGAGCGGGTTGCGCAGCGGGTCAGTGGGATTACCTAGCACCGCTTCAGCTAACACCTGCGGCTGTCTGGCTGGCCGTACTCCTTAATTAGTTAGGAGTGACTCTCGAACCTTTAAACCACCCCCGCAGTTAAAAAGGGCGGGCTGAGGGGTTGGCCTCAACTCGCCCAAAACAAAGGTGAACTCAACTATGAGTGATTCTATCACGGTTCTAAAACACCCCGTAAATACCCTCGCTAAAACATGGCGCGCTGATGGCTCGGTGAAAGCCTACGACAACGCCAAGTTCTTCCAGGTGGAGCAACGAGCGCTCAACAATAGTCGCGAGTTGTCTGCACTCCTCACGGAGCTGGAGCAGAACCCGCATACCTGCGTGATTCGCGGGGCGTATGTGGGCGATGCCAAAGCCGCTGCACTTGATACTGAGTTCCAGAAAGGAAAAGTACGGCGCATTGCCGAGCTGTACGAGGATATCCCGCATCACTGGATGCTCGTTGAGATCGACAATTTCGATCCGGTGCGCCGCGATCCGGTGGCCGATCCGGTGGGGAGCATCGGCGAGTTCCTCCACGCACATCTCCCCTTTGGCTTCCACGGCGCAGATTACCATTGGCAGTTATCCAGTAGCGCGGGGCGTCCTGAGTGTGCAGGCAAGCTAAAAGCCCATGTGTGGTTCTGGCTACATAAGCCGTACACCAGCGCACAGCTCAAAGCCTGGGCCGCTGTCCGCGCTCCAGGGCTGGATGCTTCTGTATTTAATACGGTGCAAATCCACTACACCGCCGCCCCTGTGTTTGAAGCCGGTGTAACCGATCCAGTTCCAGTGCGCAGTGGCTTTGTGAAAGGCATTCTTGAGGATTCTGTATTGCTGGAGATTGATGCGGCGATCCTGGAAAGCGCCAAGGCTGAAGGCAAACCCAGCCGCCAACACAAGCTCATGGCCGCGGCTGCCAACGACCCTGTGGCTGTGCGCCTTGAAGAACGCGGGTTTATCTTATCGACCGGTAAGGCCGGTGAACTCTTTATTGAATGCCCCTTGGCTAAGCAGCATACGCAAGCCTCTAGCCCCACAGCCACCGTGTATTACCCAGCACATACCGGGGGTTATGCCAATGGCGCGTTTGTATGTCAGCACGCCCACTGTCGCGGGGTGCCGCAATCGGCGTTTCTACATGAAATAGGAATCTATTCCGATGAGGAAATGCTAGCCATGTTCGAGGACCTCACGGACGAGCCTGCCACGCTTGCCGTTGAGCGGCACGACGTGCCCGAAGCGCTGTACCTGACCACTGACACAGCGAACGCAGTGCGGATCGCCAAGCACTACGGCAAACGGCTGATGGTGTCTGCTGAGCGCTGGTTCGTCTGGGAAGGCACCCACTGGGCGCATGGTATGGATGCGGCGCGCCTGCTAGCGTTAAAACTATCAAAAATCATTCGCGGCGAAGTCGAGCAATGGCGCACCAAGCGAGCGGACACGGAGAAGGAAAAAAGCAAAAACGCAAAGATCGCCGCTGCGCTGGAGGCATGGGGCAAGAAGTCGGAAATGCGCAGCACTGTAGAGGCGGCGATGGCGCTGGCCAAAAGTATGTTGGTTGTGAAAGCGGAACGGCTGGACACGGACCCCTGGCTATTGAACTGCACCAATGGCACCGTGGACCTGCGTACCGGAACGCTCAAAGCGCATCGCCCAGAGGACTACATTACGCGGGTTGTCCCCGTTAACTACACACCCGATGCCGCTGCACCTGTCTTTAAAAAGACACTGGCGCGCATCACCTGCGAAGAAGGGCAGGCCCAGCAGCCGCTCAGTGACTTTCTGCAACGCTGGTTCGGCTACTGCGCCACCGGCTCGGTACGTGAGCATAAGCTGGCGGTGATGTACGGGATGGGCCGTAACGGGAAAAGTACGCTACTGGACCTGATCTCAGGGATTCTTGGCAGTTATGCAGGTGTGGCCGCCCCAGGGCTGCTGATGGACGGCGGCCACGACAGGCACCCCACCGAAATTGCCGATTTGGCGGGACGGCGCATGATGACGGTGAATGAAACCAGCGAAGGAGGCATCTTGCGTGAAGGCTTCGTGAAGCAGGCCACCGGAGGGGATTCACTCAAGGCCCGTCATATGCGTAGTGACTTCTTCGAGTTCCAGCCCACGCACAAGCTGCAATTACTCACTAACCATAAGCCTGTCATCAAGGGGCAGGACGTGGGTATCTGGAGTCGCCTGATGCTCATTCCGTTTGAAGCGCGCTTCGGCACCGCTGAAGAGGTAGAGGCGGGGGTTGCCCAATACCCCATAGACCATAAGATCACTGAGAAGCTTGCCGCTGAACGAGAAGGCGTCTTAGCGTGGGTTATCGCTGGTGCCGTGGAGTGGTATCGGGACGGGCTTAACCCGCCTGGGATTGTGCGGGACGCTTCAAAGGACTACCAGACGGAGCAGGACCGCGTTACTCAGTTCATTAAGGATGAGTGCGTATTGGGGATGGAACATGAGGAGCCGCTAACCGCGCCAATGGGTGGTGGGTTATACCCGGCGTATACGCAATGGTGCAAAGACAGCGGTGTTTACGCGTTGTCTAAAACCCGTTTTCTTGGCGAATTGGAGCGGTGCGTGCCGAAATTCAGGAAGAGAGACGTAAAGGAAACGGTTGGGACTGGGAAACGCCGTAGAGTTTTATCGATCCAAGGGATAGGGTTAGTAGACGCTGACATATAGCGTTGAACCTACTCCGTTTAAGTGTGGCGAACCCGCAGATTATGCGGGTTTGTCTTTTTTAACATAGGCTCGTCTAGAGGGTGGGACCTGTGGGACCTATGTTTATATGGTTTTTACTATTCCACCACAACTCACTGTATAAAAAATATACAGCATATATAGAGAGAAATAGAAAATAACGCTTTTTCGGGTCCCACAGGTCCCACCTCCCACTCACACCTTGCGCCCGTACATCTAGCCACTGCCACCCCGACGGGAGCAGAGCGCCGCCGTCTCTCCAAACAATCTTCTTTATAATCAATGAGTTATACTAGTCCCCATGCTTTTTTGTGATGGGTTAGTGTCCAATGCAAACAACATACCTGCTGCAACGCTCCAATCCGCCTCGCTTGCTGGCGCGTTTACCTTTGGGTGGGAAACCCTGCGTTGCGGGATGCGGGGATACCGTAGGGGTTGGGGCGGGACCCACCGTCACTACAGAGTTGCCTGCCAGTGTGCAGGAGTTGGCTGATGTTATCGGACGGAAGCAAGCGTTAACCTTGATTGGCCAGTTGCCGCGTACGTACCCCAAAGGCCGCCGCAGCGGCAAGGTGATTTTGTATGTTCCTAAGGCTTTATCGCCCCATCACCGGCTGGTATCCATTTTGGGATGGGAGGATGCGCAAAAGCTGGTGGATGTTTTCGGTGGGGAGATTTTGCAGCCAGCCAATTGCAATTACATTGCCCGCCATGCGCGGGATTGTGCTGTTGTGGAGCTTTTGCGTAGTGGCGTGCCCTTTGATGTCATTGCCAAGATATTTGGGATCAGTGTTAGGCACGTCAGGAATTTCGCTGCCGGTATTTCCTCGCACCCGCCACGGAAAACCTGTCACAGGACGTATGCCCAGGATACACGCAGGATGAGCGGCAATGAATGTCTCCGGGGCTTGTCATGCAGACCATTGGTGAAGAAGGCATTGCACTGATTAAGTTTTTTGAGGGTTGCAAACTGAACCCGTACACCTGCCCTGGGGGGGTATTAACCATTGGCTATGGCGAGACGGGCAAGCACGTTACGCCTGATATGTGTCTTACCAATGAGCAGGAAGCGGATGCGATGTTACGTGCTCGATTAGCCAAAGAGTTTGAACCGGCTGTAAGGCGTTATGTGCGTGTGCCACTCAAGCAACAGCAGTTCGATGCGTTGGTATCGCTGAGCTTCAACATTGGTGCGGGCGCGTTCCACCGCTCGACGCTGTTATGCAAGCTTAATGCCGGTGATGTTGCTGGTGCGGCGCAGCAGTTTCATGTGTGGAAATGGGCGGGCGGTCGTGTGCAGTCGGGTTTAATCATCAGGCGTGCCGCCGAACGTGCATTGTTTGAAGGCAGTGACTGGCGTGCTGAAGAGAAGCAACGGCGTGCCGCTTTAAAGGGTCGCCGTGATTGATCCCTCGGCCATGATGTCCTGGTGGAAAGAAGCGTTCTATACGTGCCTTGCGATGGTGGCTGGGGTACTCGGCTACTTAATGCGCACGCTCGACAACGGCGAGAAACCGACCTGGGCGCGTGTGCTGATCGAAGCCAGTGCGGCTGGGCTTGTCGGGCTGTTTGCAATGTGGGTGTGTGAATCGCTGGAGCTAAGCCAGCAACTGACGGCAGTCACAGTGGGGGTGTTTGGTTGGCTTGGGGCCTCTGCCAGTTTGGACCTAATTCAAAGCTTTATTGTCCCCAAAGTGGGGGGCGGGAGAAGGAGTTCGGATGATCGTTAATACACTGCGCCGTGTGGGGCGAGGTTTGCCCAGTGTGCGGCTGTTGGTTGAGTACATGATGATTGGTGCGTTGATGCG